ACCGACCCAACTGGTGTTATTTGGTTGTTAAAGACGATTTTTGTTGGTCACGGGATTAAAAATGGGTCCGAGTTTTCTGATTACATTGTCAATTTACGACCGCTTGAGTTTGTAATATACGATGTTACAGGTACGTTTGATGTTACAGGCGGGGGGTATGAAATCTCGTTTGTAGGAGCAAACAATGGCGCAGCAAGATTACCACAATATAGTCGCGTAGCAAAAGAGATTAGTTTCACACCTGGCGATGATACACTTGCTGGATCTATGCAAACATTAATTGATTTAATGAATAAGAAATCAAAAAAGAACCACGCCTGTGTTATTGAAGCACTACAAAAGGCATATGATTTTGTGGAACCTGAGAAGTTAAATCGATTTCGAGTAGTTGAATATAGAATAGTTTTAGAAGACCCGTATGTGGGTTCTAATAAAGATAAATCAGAGTATATTATTGATGGTTGGACAGATTTAGAGAAAGATAAAACAACCGGTCAAGGTATTTTTAAATTTGGCATTAAATCAACTGTTGAGCAAGCAATTCGGAGTATTATGAATCGTTGTAGCCGCGTTCAAAAGGATCTTACAGAGGGTGATGAAAATGGAATTCGATATAGTTTTAAAATTCATTCAGAAATTACAATGCTCGGTAGAGACGTAAAACATTCATTAAGGAAGGATAGTAATTCAGAACAGGATATTATTTTAGTGGTATATCGAATTCGCCGGTTTGCTGAAGTAACAAATCAAGTAGTAAAAAGTGTTCTTAATACAGAAGGAAAAAGGGGTGTAGATGATGAAGTAACTCAAGACTCGATTAAAGAAAACTTAATTACATTTGATTATTTCTTTTCGGGAAAAAATACAGATATTATTGACTTCGATTTAAAAATGGAAATGGGACTAGCGTTCCTTCAAACAATAGCTTCAACAAACACGATTGGTACGGGAACAAATACTATTGTAGGAACAAAAATAGATAATGTAACTTTAATTGCTTCCCCAGAGAATCCTAAAGATGTAGCGAGCGTAGATTCGAAAGGAAAAATAAAAGAAAAAATTCTAATTAGATCAAAAACACCAATTTTTCCTTCAACTAATGTTAATAACGTTTTTGAAAAGAACATTCGCGGCGCCCTTGATTCCACATTATTTTCTGCAATGCTTTCTCGACATGCAGCCCTTGAAAGTGTTGAAGCTATGGTAACAATACACGGTAATCCTTATTTGATGAGCCAAACGAACCGCCGAGGAAGTGATCGGGAACGTAAAGGAAATACATCGGAAGAAGGAGATTTGTCAATAATATTACAAAATTGGGATTTTATGCCAGGCCTAGTTAAATTAAATATTTTTATGCCAAAAACGACTGATACACCTTCATCAACAGCAACTTTCGAGCGGGAACGTTTTTGGTATGATGGCTATTATTATTTGTATGGCATTAATCATAAATTTAGTGATGGGCAATTTACACAGGATTTGAACATGGTAAGTTTGCCCAATAAATCGTTAATAATCGATAAACAACAAGCCGATATAACCGAGTGTGGTTCTGATAAAGTAGAAAAAGCTACTGATTCTGAAAACAACACTCCAACTGGTAATGACGCTGTGGGAACAAGTCAAACGACCAGAGAACGTATTGAAGAAGCGATCGCGGCAGGAGTTGACTTCATCGTCTAAATCATGCCTTTACCTTTACGACAAGCACAACTAACAGCACAACAATGGGCTTTTTATGGCGTAACAATTGGTACCGTTGTTGATACAAATGATCCTCAACAGATGGGACGTGTCCGTGCTGTATGTTTAGCCCTAAATGACGATCCAAATGCACTGATTACAGATATTCCCTGGTCGACATATGCAACTCCTTTTGGAGGAACCGTTCAGACAGGCACGATGGGCAGAAACGATAATCAAGTAGCCGGTCCTGTTGCTTATGGCATGTGGGGGATTCCAAAAATTGGATCGCAAGCTCTTATCATGTGTCTTGATGGAAATCCTCAAACACGTATCTGGATTGGATGTTTACATACATCACTAGCAACCCACACCATGCCTCATGGTCGTTTTTCTTACAAAACTAATAATAAGGATTTACCAGAGGACGAAACACCGGTTGGACCAATTTCTACATTCGAGCTTAATATTGAACCATTACACACCAATCTAAGAACTGCTTTTGGAAAAGCACCAAGTGGCGATGAAAATTTTGAGTTTCAATCACGTGGTGCTGATTTTCAAGTTTCGGGATTGGGATTGAACCAAGCCGATGACACAACTTCGTTGGTGGAGGATGATCAAGATGAAAAAGTTTCTGGTTCTTTATCAAAGACAGATGTTAAGACAAGTAGACAGGGATATCAAACAAGCCGTATAGCTCCTGACCAATTTGCAAGTATAACAGGCCGCAATCTTGATAACACTGTTACATCTATAGTTTCTCCAGGATTTCATGCACTATCAATGGATGATAGACAAGAAAATTGTCGGTTTCGAATTCGAACGACCGGTGGACATCAAATCATTATGGATGACACGAATGAACGAATTTACATTTCCACTGCGACAGGTAAAAATTGGATAGAAATGGACGAGAAAGGAAACATTGACATTTTTACATCTGGCAAACTAAGTGTGCACGCCGAACATGATATTAACTTTACATCTGAACGATCAATTCGTATGTATGGAAAGGCTGGCATCCACCTAAAGTCTGATCAAGAAGTTCGAGTCAAAGCCAAAAATGATATATCATTTAAAACAGATGCTGCGTTTAGAGTTGAAGCTGGTAATAATGTATTAGTATCATCTGCAAAAGATGTTCACATAAAAGCTGCCGATGATATTTTGGAAACAACTCTTCGTGGTACAATTCATTTAAAGGGCAATAAACTTCGCCTTGAAGGAACAACTGATACTCACTTGAAAGGTGGTACTAATTTAATTATGCAAGGTGGTACTAATGCGAGCATTAAGAGCGCGCAAATTGATTTGAACGGTTCAGCGGTCGTTGCTGAGTCAGCAGACAAGGCAAAAGATCCAGAATCAAAAGACGCATTTTTTACTAATCGTATTCCAGATCATGAGCCATGGGCACGCAGTGATACACGAGCTGATAATACTACTGAAGATCTATCCGATAATGATTATAAGAGCGTTGAAGTTGGTAAAAAACGAAGAATAACAGCAACTGATGGAATAACATCGGAAACACCAGAAATAACTCGTGGGAAAAACTGGCGCAGATAAGCGCAAGGGACCTTTGATAAATATTATGAGGAGCTATAAATGACTGCAAAAAATGGATTATACAGAGGATTTTCCTCATTTGAATTTGAGAACACTGGTTCTTTTAGAATAAATGATATTGAGCTAATAAAATTAGATCTTCTGAATCATATTTTTACGCGTCGGGGCGAACGAGTAATGATGCCAACATTTGGAACAATAATACCTGATTTGGTGTTTGAACCTCTCGATGAAGAAACAATTGATCAGATTGAATCTGAACTTCGTTTAGTATTTGATTATGATCCTCGTGTGGAATTATTGGACCTGGTTGTTACTCCAGATATAGATAGTAATGCGGTCACGGCGGCAGTACGAATTCTGTGTATAGAATTGGACACCGTTGAATTAATGAATCTTAATATTGAGTTTGAAACAGGATAATGAGTAGAATAATTAGCAAAGCGGAAGGATGGGAAAGAGCCTACGAAGTTTTTCAACAGGTAAACTTCTCTGCGTTTGATTTCAACACAATTAAGGAAAGTATGATTGAGTACATGAAGTTGTACTTTCCTGAAGACTTCAATGACTATATCGAATCAAGTGAATTTATTGCTCTTCTCGAATTGTTTGCATATACCGCTGAGCTTTTAGCATATCGTCTTGACCTAAATGCTCACGAAAACTTTTTAACAACTGCACAACGTAAAGAATCTGTTTTACGTTTGGCAAAACTAATTTCTTATAAGGCTTCGAGAAACATACCGGCTCGTGGTCTAGCAAAAATTCAATCAATTCAAACAACGGAAGCGGTTACAGATGCAAACGGCATCAATTTGGCGAACACTCGAATTAGATGGAATGATCGCAATAACGCTAACTGGAAAGATCAATTCATTCTTATAATTAACCGTGTGTTACAACAACCATTTGGTTCTGTTTCACCAGAAGAGCGTGTTCAAGTGCAAGACGTTGTATTTGAATTATATGATTTAAACAATAATACAACAATTTCTGGTACCCAAGCATTCTCAACACAAGTTTCCGGCCAATCTGTTAACATGGAAATTGTTCCCCAAGAGCTAGCAGAATTTGGACCAATTGAAAGACGACCTCAACAAAGTAAATCTCTTGCATTAACATTTGCTTCTGATGGGCTTGGTGATGGTTCAGATACAACTGGCTTCATGTTCTTTGTTAAGCAAGGTAAATTAAATCGTCAAGTTTTTTCATTTGATGGCGTCACACCAAACCAAACATTCGCTCTTGCCAATGTTGGTATTAACGATACAGACTTATGGGTTAATAATGTTGATGCAGATACTGGTGAAATTCTTACAGATGGTTTGTGGGAAGAGGTAGATATTGCTGCTTCTCAAAATATTATTTTCAATACAACAGACACGCGCAACAAGTTTGAAGTCGAGACG